AGAATAGCAGAATAAAATCAACTGGTTTAGGTGTTGGTATTGCTTTATTCACAACAGAATGGACAACTCCAATAAGACACGTTACATTTCAAGATGTTGATACTGCACTAGATATTGATGGAAGTGTTAACCCTCCTTTAGCTTTAGATTGGACTGGTGTTAACTTCTTAAACGTGCCTAACATAGGATTAATTGATACTGCAGACAACTTTATATTCTCTAAGGGTGCAATTTTAAATAGTCAAAACTTACAATTTGATGGTTCGCATGGTACGATAGGTATTGATAATAGTATTTTTGTAGGTAGTGGGAGTGCTGGAAACATACTTGATGTGTTAGCTGGGTGTACAATAACAAGAAGATTTAGATTAATATATTCATCTGTAATAGCTTTTGGTTCTAGTGTTGGTATAAATGTAAATGCAAGTGCTACAATACCAGTAGAGGGTTACATCTTAGATACTATTAACTTTAGTGGTGGGGGTACTTATTTAAGTGGTGTTGATTATACCGATAATAAAACACGTTTTGTTAATTCTAAGGGCATAGAGAATACAGCAGAGATAGGAAACTATTTTATGACTAATAATGCAACTGCTACAACTATAAGTACAGTTGATACTGCTGTAAAAGCATCAGGTACAACAACAGCGAATGCAATAAATCAAAAGTTTACTCACACCGATAATAGACTTACCTATGTAGGTGCTTTAATTCGTGATTTTCAAGTAACTGCTACTATTTCTTTAACAAGTGGAAACAATAAAGTGATTGGTGTTTATGTGGCTAAGAATGGAGTAGTAATTCCTAGTAGTGAAATGTATTCAACAACATCGGGAACGGGTCGTGCTGAATCATTAACTTGTCAAACAATTTTAGAGTTAAATGAGAATGATTACGTTGAAATATGGGTTGAAAATTCAAGTAATTCAGATAACATAACTGTTGAGTATCTAAATGTAATATGTAAATCTTTAAATTAAATATAATGGCAAAAAAGAAAACAGAAAGTTTGACAAGTCCTAAGGGTGGTAAACGTGGGTGTTTATGTGACGATGGTAAGTATAGAGCAGAATGTTGTGATGGTACTTTACAGAATCAAGGCATTGGTAACACAACAGAACAAAGCGAAAGTGTAAAGGTAGACAATAGAGCAGCACGTTCTAATAGCTACTCAAGAGGTTAAAAATGTAACAGTTAAAATTTAAATAGTTAATTAGTATGAAAAAAGAAGTAAAAGATGCTTTAAACACACTTAAAATGTTTTTAGGTATGGAAGTAAAGCTAGAACAAATGATGTTAGTAGATGGTGTGACAACTATTGAATTTGACATTTTAGAGGCTGGACAATCTGTTATGATTGTAAACGAAGAGGATAGAGTTCCACTTCCTATTGGTGAGTATGAATTACAAGATGGTCAACTTTTAAAAGTTTTAGAAGATGGTATCATTGGTGAAATTGGTGCTAAACAAGAAGAAGTTGAAGAGCCTGAAACTCCTGAAGTTGAAGAAGAAGTTGAAATGGAAACTGAAAAGCCAGTTGCTAAGAAAGTAGTTGAGTCAACTGTAAAAGAAACTCACTTTTCTAAAGAAGAAAAAGAAAACTTAGAAAAAGAGATTGAAGAGTTAAAAGCTAAGATTACAGAACTTTCAAAAGTTGAAGAAGAAGTTGAAGAGGTTAAAGTTGAATTGAGCGAGGAAGAAGTTAAACCAATCACTTTCAATCCTGAAAACAAACAACAAGTAGAAGTAGTAAAATTAGGTAAAGGGAATTCAAAAATTAGTAACATACTAGAACAAGTTTATAAATTTAAATAACAAACAAAAATGGCGACAACAACAAACGTAACGACTACATACGCTGGTCAAGATTCAGGTAAATGGGTAGCAGCTTCATTGCTTTCTGCACCAACTTTATCAAAAGAATTAGTAACTATCATGCCTAACGTAAAGTATAAAGCTATACTTCACAAATTAGCAACTGATGGACTTTTAAAAGATGCTTCATGTGATTTCACTGCAACATCTACTGTAACTTTAACTGAGAGAGTTATTACTCCAAAAGAATTACAAGTTAACGTACAACTTTGTAAATCTGATTTTGTTGATACATGGGAAGCAATTGAAATGGGTTACTCTGCTCACGATGTACTACCTAAATCTTTTGCTGATTATCTTTTAGCTTACATGGCTGAAAAAGTTGCTGCTGCTAATGAGGTTGCAATTTGGAATGGTGCAACTGGTACAAGTGGTGAGTTCGATGGATTCATGACATTGTTAACTACTGATGCTGCTTTACCAGCTGCAAACGAGGTTGCTGGAACTACTTTAACTGCTGCTAACATTGTTACAGAATTAGGAAAAGTTGCAGATGCTATCCCAGCTGCTGTATACGGTAAAGAAGATTTAAGAATCTATGTATCACAAAATGCTTACAAATTATATGTACGTTCACTAGGTGGATTTGGTGCTTCTGGTTTAGGTGGGAATGGTTACGATGCTAAAGGTAATAACCAAGCATACGGAGACTTAATGTTTGATGGTATTCCATTAGTAGTAGCTGAAGGACTTACTGCAAATCAAATGTTAGCTGCTGAAAAATCAAACTTATTCTTTGGAACTGGTTTACTTTCAGACCAAAATGAAATTAAAGTTATTGATATGGCAGAATTAGATGGGAGTAAAAATTGTAGAATAATTATGCGTATGACCGCTGGTGTTCAATATGCAAATGTTGAAGATATTGTGACATACGGAATCACAAACGCTGCAAATTAATAATAATTAAATTTCAAATTAAGGGAGGGGTAAAATACTCCTCCTTTTTTTATAACTTAAAACTTTAAAAATATGGCTTGTTTAATAGCAAATGGTCGTGCGGAGGTTTGTAAAGATGTAGTTGGTGGTTTAGAAGCTATCTACTTCATTAATTACGGAGATATTACTGCTAAGACCTATGATGTTACAGATACAGATATGATTGCAACCGTAACTGGTGTATCTAACTTGTATAAATTTGAATTAAAAGGTACTAACTCATTTGAGCAAACTATCACATCTTCTAGAGAAAATGGAACTACATTTGTAGAGCAAACTTTATCAATTCAATTGAAAAAGCAAGATGCTGCTACTACTAAGAATGTAAAGCTTTTAGCTTATGGTAGGCCAAACATTGTTGTTAAAGACAATAACGGTAATTTCTTTTTAGCTGGACTTGAAAGAGGTATGGATGTAACTACTGGTACTATATCTAATGGTACTGCATTAGGAGATTTTAATGGGTATTCTTTGACTTTTGTAGGTCAAGAAAAAATACCAGCAAACTTCTTAGATTGTTCTACTGAAGCAGAGTTAATTACTTTGTTTAATACTGCTACTATCGTTGCTTCATAAGTAATGTAATAGAAATGAAAAAGGCTACTCGATTTGGGTAGCCTTTTTTTTGTTAAAACTTATAACATTCCATAAGAAACATTAAAACGTTTTCTTATTTCATTGTTAGGTGTAATATTCACTAAGGTCAATGCTATTTTCAACCTCATTGCCCCAAGCATCCCAACCTTGTAAGTTTTTTCTTGAAAACATTTCTAACTTATTCTCAAAATTAAATATCTTTTCAATTCTATCTATTGTTTCTAATGGCTTTTTGCTGTGCTTTGTTCTTTCAGCTTCAATTAATTGAAATATATTTTTAGCTTTTCGTTTATCAAACATTTTTCCCTTTGTTGCCAATAAACATATTTCCGTGTTCTTCATAGTCCAAGCACCCAAATTAGCACAAGTCTTTCCGTTTTTTGTTATTTTCTTCCACACAAAAACAACCGTTCTATATTTAAAACCCCATTTTTCAAAAAGTTCAAAAGCAAAAGGCAAATGGAAATCTGTAACCCACATAAACAAAGCACAATCATCAGCAGAAATGTTTTCAATTGGTAATTCTTTAATTTGGTTAATGGTCATAGTATTATACTGCTTATTTAGTTCTCTGCTTTTTCTACCATTATCTTGATAAACAGAATTACCAAACTTCCAGGCTGGGTCTGCGTAAATTATATTGTATTTTTTCATCTTTCGTTCTTTTAATCCGTTTACACTACACCTAACAATGTGTATAGTGCATTAAAACGTTTTCTTATTTCATTGTTATTCCTTTATAAACGTTCCATCAACTAACTTACCTTTACGCTCTTTTATCTCATTGTAGGCACTATTAACACATTCACTCATATTAAGTCCTAGTTGCTCACATAATATAATTAATACTATATTAATATCGCCTATTGCGTCAATCGTTTCATAAGGGTCTTTCTTTAGTAAAGCACTTGCTAACTCTCCTACTTCTTCAGTTAGCTTAATAAACTGCTTAGTAGCGTTCTCTTCTTTGATAAGACCTCTTTCATTTGCCCACTCGATAACTTTTCTTTCAATTACACTTTTCATAATCTTTGTTTTTAATAACCCATATCATAACATTCGCCAACTTTTGGTATGCTATACTCATTTTTAAAATTAAAGCTTCTATCCTTTTGAATTTCACTACAATCGTTAATAGTTGTTATAGGGCAATGGTAAGTTCCACTAGGGTCACTACTTTGTGCGTCACCTACTATGTAAAACTTTTTAACTGCAACGACTCTATCGCAATTACAATCTTGTTGTGTTTCTTGATTACTTTGTTCATTGGTTTTTATTTCTTCTTTTTGGCAACTAAACATAGTTACTAAACCTAATACTAATAATACTTTTTTCATAATCTTTGTTTTTAATTTCTACAAATATAATAATTATTTCTTACTTGAAACAAAAAAGTACAAAATTAGTTAATAGATATGCAAGTATTAACAACATCTACAAGCGAACAAAGTATAAAGGTTACAACTAGAGAAAGTTTAACCTCTGCTGATTTAATTGCTTTAACTAATGAGAATACTAAGGTAGTTGAATACATAGCTATTAATTCATATAGTGATGGTGGTTATTACACAATAGTAAATGCTAACTTTAATTTAAGTGAGGGTGTTTTTTATACGTTTAAAGTAAAGAACGGAGGTACATTAAACACTTTACAAGCTGAGGACTATGAAGAGGTTTTAACAGAGGCTAACGATGTAATTGAGTTGGATGGTGTTACAAGTACGCAAAGCATTAAACATTATGGTAGAATCTTTTGTACAGACCAACAAAACTACGATATAAATAACAACGAATACACTAGCAAAAGTAGTAATAACGATTTTCTATTCTTATGACAAACGACAATATTAAAATAGTAGAACTTTCTACTTATTCAGCACCTGAGATAACTGAGGACAAACGCAATGACTGGGTTAATTATGGTGACGAAAACAACTACTTTGAATTTCTAATTGATAGATATAGAAACTCTACGACTAACAACTCTATAATTAACAATATCTCTAGACTTGTTTATGGGTATGGTGTTGGTGCTTTAGATGGTGCTAAAAAGCCTAATGAGTACGCTCAGTTTGTTTCTATGTTCTCAAAAGACGATGTTAGAAAATTAGTATTAGAGCTTAAAATGTTAGGTCAATGTGCTTTACAAGTACACTATTCAAAAGATAGAAAAACTATTAAAAAAGTATTTCATATTCCAGTACAATTATTAAGACCTGAGAAATGCAATAAAGATGGAGAAATAGAAGCATACTATTATAGTGATAATTGGCAAGATGTTAAAAACTACGAGCCTAAAAGAATAGATGCTTTTGGTTTTGGAAGTAAAGAAGTTGAGATACTTTATATACAACCTTATAGTGTAGGTATGAAGTATTTTAGTAATGTAGATTACTTAGGTGCTATACCTTACACAGTTTTAGAAGAAGAGATAAGCGACTACTTAATTAATTTAGTTCAAACTGGTTTCAGTTCTCAAAAGGTTATTAATTTTAATAATGGTACACCTACACCTGAGCAACAAGATGAACTTTACAGAAGTGTTACGAATAAATTAACTGGTTCTAAAGGTGCAAAACTAATTGTATCTTTTAACGATAATAAAGATGCTTCTACAACAATAGATGACATACCTTTAAATGATGCACCGCAACATTATGAGTATTTGAGTGAGGAATCGCAAAGAAAAATTATGTTAGGTCATAACGTTACTTCACCTTTACTTTTTGGTATAGCATCAACGAATGGATTTAGTTCAAATGCTGATGAGTTAAAGAATAGTTTTATCTTATTTGATAACTTAGTAATAAGACCGATGCAGGAATTATTGTGTGATGCTTTCGATAAGATATTAGCTTATAATGGTATTAGTTTAAACTTGTACTTTCAAACTTTAAAGCCTTTAGAGTTTAACGATAATGGAGTAAAAGATGAAAATCAAGAAGATGTTGAACTTTCAAGTCAAGAAGATAAAATTGATATTTCAGAATTTGGAGAAGATATTGACGAGGATGAATGGGTTTTAATTGATAGTCGTAAAGTAGATTATGAATTAGAGGATGAGTTAGATAATCACTTAGAAGAGTTAAATAATCAAAAAGAAAGTTTATTATCTAAGGTTGTTAATTTTGTTTCAACTGGTACTGCAAGACCTAACACAAAGAGTGAACAAGACACTCAAATGTTTAAACATAGATACAGATATTCAGGTAAAGTAGGAGCTAATTCAAGAGGTTTCTGTAAAAAGATGCTACAAGCTAATAAAGTATATCGTAAAGAGGATATAATAAACATGAACACTAAGGTAGTTAATGAGGGGTGGGGTCCAAAAGGTGCTGACACTTACGATATTTGGTTGTACAAAGGTGGAGGAGATTGTAATCATTTTTGGACTAGAGAAACTTATTTAAGAAAGTCAGATGTAAACAATCCTAATGCTAAGAAGTTCACACCAGCACAAGTAAGAAAAGCTGGTAAGACTTTAGGCACTGATGAAATAGCACCAAAAAACGAAAAGAAAGTATATCAAAAACCAAAAGATATGCCTTACAACGGATTCTTACCAACTAATAAAAGATTTAACTAATGGCAGAAGCATTATTAATACAACCAATAGATTTAAAACGATTTACTTTTGTAGATGGTAACTTAGATGTAGATAAGCTATTACAATTCGTTAAAATAGCACAAGACATTCACATACAAAGTTATTTAGGTACTGACTTATTAAACAAGTTGAAAGCTGACATTACTGCTGGTACTTTAAGTGGAAACTATTTAACATTATTAGAGACCTATGTTAAACCGATGTTGATTCACTTTGCTATGACTGAGTATCTACCATTTGCAGCGTATAACGTAACTAACAAAGGTGTTTACAAAAGCACTTCAGAGAATGCAGATAGTGTTGAGAAAAACGAAGTAGATTTTTTAATTCAAAAGTCTAGGAGTTTAGCAGAGAACTACGCTGAAAGGTTTGTAGATTATATGGTGTATAATCAATCTTTGTTTCCTGAATATACAAGTAATTCGCAAAATGATATTTATCCAAATCATGGAAGTAATAATTTCACTAATTGGTATCTATGAAACAAAAAAGCAAATATAAAGTTAAAGAAGAGAACATTAAGAAGTTAGAATTATATCTTAAAAAGTTAGATGGCAGTAGAAAAGAAAATAAGTGAGTTAACGGCAAAGAGTACCGAGTTACAACCTTTAGATTTATTAGAGGTTAGTGAGTGGAATGGTGCAACTTACGACACCAAAAGTATTAGTGGTAGTGGATTTATTTTACATAAAAAAGTATCTATTGTAGCTGCCGACTTATTAACTGCAAATTCTTCTCCTATCAATTTAATTGATGCACCTGGTTCTGGAAAAGCATTAGATATTATTGATGTGCTTGTCAAGTTTAATTATGGAACAGTTGCTTTTGATGGTGCAAGTGGGACAGTTAATTTCAATGTAGATACTGCAAATGATGACTACTTTGAATATGCAGACTTATTAAGTCAAACTGCTGATAGTTTAGGATTTGCTTTTGGTAATTCTAACACTGAGAAAACAGTAGAAAATCAAGAGTTTCATTTAATAGCTAACAACGATAGTACGGTTGGAGACAGCACAATGGATATATACATAAATTATAGAATAATAACACTTTAAAATAAATAAAATGAGTTTACCAAATTTAGATAAGTTAGTAGCAAATAAAGGAGTATATGTTGTTAATGATACGGATGAAGCGACAAAGGTTATAGATGGTGTATTTGTATTAGAAGATACAGTAATAGCTAATTTAAAAGTAGGTGGTGTTGATGCTTTAAGTTCTTACGTTTCAACTCCAGCAACTGCTGTGAAAGCTGGTGCATACATCAGACCATTAGACGGTGTTCAATTCTCAGGTATTACTTTAACAAGTGGCTCTGTAGCTTTAATCTTAGGGTAATGATATACGGTTACGGAAATATGATAAGTGCCACTAATCGACTTTTTAGTGGTGGTGGTGGTGCTAACCCTAACTTTGAAATGACTATCGACACTACTAAAGCTGGTAGTGCCTCTAATACGTTTATATTACCAACTGTTAATAGTGGTACTTATGACGCTCTTATTGATTGGGGGGATGATTCAACAAGTGAGATAACTTCATGGAATGACCCAGACTTAACACACGTTTATTCGGTTGGAGGCATCTATAATGTTAAAATTTCAGGTAGTTTCCCACAAATAAAATTTGCCAATACTGGGGATAAATTAAAGTTAATGTCAATTAATAACTGGGGTAATTGTGGTTTTTTAAGTTTAGACAGTTCTTTTTATGGTTGTTCTAATTTAGAGATATATGCAACAGACACACTTAATTGTTCTAGTGTTACAAATATGTTTAGGTGTTTTTTTAGTTGTTCATCAATAACTAGCATACCTAATTTTAACACTTGGGACACTTCAAATGTTACTAATATGTCTCTTTCTTTTCGTTCTACTACTTCATTAAGTAGTTTAGACTTGTCAGGAATGGATTTTACTTCTTGTGTTAATTGGGGTGCATCAGGGGCAAATGGTGCATTTTGGCAGTCTGGTATTTCTAGTATTAATTTAACTGGTTTACTATTTAATAATTCATCTTTTACTTTTTCATCAGTTTTTAGTAGTTGTTCTAATTTAACAACTGTATCTGGTTTTGAAACTTTAGATTTTAGTTCATGTACTGAATTTTCATATGTATTTTATAGCTGCACAAGTTTAACTAGTATTAATTTAGTTGGATTGGATTTTAGTTCATGTACAAATTTTTATAGAACATTTTATGCAAATACTGCGTTTACTTTATTAGATGTTAGTAGCTGGACGTTAAATTCAGTTAATAATATAAGTATGGGTCAAATGTTTAGACTTTGTGGAACTAGAAATATTGTTGGATTAGACACTTGGAATATTGAAAAAGTAAATAACTTTTCAAGTTTCTTAATTAATTCAAAAATAACAACAACCGAATACGACAAACTATTAATTGCTTGGGATTCTCAAAACCCTGTGGATAGTTTAACTCCTAATTTTGGAACTTCAAATTATACTTTAGGAAGTGCAGCAGAAACTGCAAGAGCTTCATTGATAAGTACAGATTTATGGACAATTACCGACGGTGGAGGAATTTAATAATATAAGATATGATAATTACAGTAGTAAGTAAAGATAAGTTAACCATTACTTGGTGGATTGTTTACAATGAAGATAAATCAATAGTTAATTATGGTGTTACAGACCCCCCACAAGAAACTCAAACAGGCTTACCTTTAAATCAAGTTTTTGATGATGAAGCTAGTTGGTTATTAGTTTTAAAAAATGAATTTAATATAGTTCCTGAATAATGGAAGCACTTAACTACATATTCGTTGCACTTATTACAGTACTTTTTGGGGTTGTTAGACATTTCTTTAAAGACTTACACAATAAGTTTATAGAAAGCGAAAAGAAAAGTGAAGAGATTCATGATAAGGTAGTTAAGCTAGAGGGTAAGGTAGAGCGACTAGATGAGAAGATGCCTAGTGATATCGCCAACTTAGAAAAAGTAATGGATTTGAAATTTGAGCAATTCAATAAGCAATTCGAGGAGTTAACAAAAGCTATTAGGCACGCTGAAAGAACAATGACATCACAAGCTGAAGCATTTGTAAAGCTACTTCAAGAAGTTAGAAAATGAAAAAGCATATAATATCATTAGTTAACGACACGTTAAAAAAAGATGGTAAATGGAGTAGAACATCTTTAACTATGTTTTCAGCGTGGAAACTTGTTATTTTTATGGTTATCTTTGATTTGTACAAAGAAGGCTTTAGATATGATGTGTTTGTAACTATGGTGGGAGTTGCACTAGGAACTAAATTAACCGATTCAATAGGTAAACGAGTAGAGAAAAAATGAGATACAAAGAAATGTTAATTGTTTTATTGATAGGTGTTATAGTGTTCTTACTATTTCAAAAAAGACCAGTTTACAGAGCTGGTAGACTTCAAACTATTGAACACGTTATACATGGTAAAGATAGTATTATCTACAAGTGGAAAACTAAGATAGTAGAAGATAAAAGCAAAATTAGAGGTTTATCTAGTCAAGTAGATAGGTTAAAGGATAGTTTAAAGCTTGTTAAAGAGCTTAAAGATACTGTAAGGATAATAGAGTATCAAGATACTGTAATAGCACAACAAGACACGATTATAAGGTTTTATAAAGATTTAACTAGTAAATGTGATTCGATTATAATCGAACAAAATGAGGTTATAGAATTAAAAGATAGTGTTATATTTATTCAACGTGAAAGCATTAAGGACTTTACAAAGAAAAAGAAACGTAGAAAGCTAGGTGAAATAATAGTTGGAGTTGGTTTATTAACTTTATTTATAGTGAAATGAAAACAAGCGAAGAGGGTAAAGACTTGATTAAAATGTTTGAGGGTTTAAGACTTAAAGCATATAAATGTAGTGCTGGAGTGCCTACAATTGGTTTTGGTAATACTTTTTATGAAGATGGTACAAAAGTTAAAATGAATGATAATATAACTTTAGAACGTGCTAGGGAGTTATTTGAATTGCTTTTACCTAAATATGAAAAGATAGTATTAAGAAAACTTAATGTACAAATTAAACAAAACGAGTTTGATGCTTTAGTTTCACATACATATAACACTGGTGGCTCAAATACTTTGTTTAAATTGGTAAATAATAAAGCACCTAAAGAACAGATAAAGAATTGGTTTATAACTAAATATATTACTGCTAATGGTAAAAAGTTAAAAGGTTTAGAAAATAGAAGATTAAAAGAGTGGGAGTTATATAATAAATAACTATCTTTAAGTATTCATAATTTTTTTTTTGTTTTTAAGGGTGCTAGTCTTAGTTGATTAGCACCCTTTTTTATATTGATAAATTGTTTTCATTTAATATATTGTTAAGTTCAGTATTAATCTTTTCAATTATATCATATTCTTCATCTGTTAAAGTGTCATCATATTTTAATTTGTTTCTAAGATGTTCTTTAATTTGGGTTGTTACTGAAAAATACTTATAAGCATCTAAGTATATTTGAGCATCTTCTAAATCTTCAAACTCTAGTGTAATTTTCATAGTTTAAGCAAATATAAATGATGTATTATTTTTTCTTCTTCCGTTTAATTTTTGTTTTAAAGTATCTCTTTTTAATTCTAAAACAAATGCGGCATCACCTACACAACTATAAAATATACCAGTACTTAAATCTAAGACTAATTTTGCATTTGGATTATTTCCACCTTTAGCTCTTTCAGATATTTTTTTTAATGATTCTTTAGTATGTTTATAATCTCTTCTAGCTTGTTTTTGCTCTTCAGTTTTTTTAACTCCATACATACCATTCTTAGAACCTTTATTAGCTAATGAAATTTTATTTTTCATATCATCACTGATAACTCGTCTTTTTTCTTTAGTAGATTGTAAAACACAATTTAAACCATTTTCACCTAATACATCATAATACTCTTGATAATATCTTTCTCTTTCATTTAATAATTCAATAGTACATTCTTCAAGAATTTCAAAAATATGATTATCAGAGCCATATTTTAATAATGAATGATAAAGTCTTTTTTGTTTAAAACAAGATTTTATAGAGTATAAATAAAACCTATATTTAATATCAATACTTTGACCAATATAAACTTTTTTTGATGGTGATGTTATTTTATAGATGCCTATCATTTTACTTTTTTTTAATACTCTAATTTACTAAAAAAATATGGTTCTAACACTACTCTTGCACCACTATCTTTTATGTGTTCTAAAACAAAACCACGTCTACCACGTTTGAAATTTGTTTGTACCCATTCAGAACTAGGAGATAAAGCT